AGCAGGGCTGGCAGCAGTTGTCCCTGTAATTGTAAGATATTTGAACCCTGAAGATAAGTCTTTCGGGAATAAAGGAGAAAAATAATGGGAGTAGATGACAGGCCTAGCAGGCCTACGCCCCGACCAAAGGTCAAAGTAAGCCCAAAGCGGGTAAAGAACAAGACCATTCGGGAGGCAGTATACAAGAAGGAAAAGAACGCTCGTGGCGGCAAAGACTTTACCAGCACTCGAGGGTTCAAGATCAAGGCTCGTAAGGGCGACAAGGTAGTTACAAACAAGAAGGGCGAGAAGGTTGTAGTTCGAAAGAGCGGCAACCGAGTCGTGACCAAGAAGAGCGGTGACGTTGTACGTCGCAAGGCTAACAAGGATCGAGTTATTTCCAAGAAGCCAGGGGTTAAGACTCCTCCGACTCCTCCAACAGGACCATACGTGAGCGCACCGAAGAAGAAGTATGACCCAGCCAGCACTATGGCCACTACAAACAGCAAGTACACTGGCGGACTTTCTAGCGGGTCTGACACAAGAACTGGCTCAGAGAATTACGCAGCACGCCGAGCAAACAATCCGGCTCTGCCAAAGCGATCACCACGCCCTAGGGCGCGAGGAGGAAAGCGATAATGCCAGGTAAGAAGAAGATGCCAGCTTTCCTAATGGAAATGTATGGCAAGAAGTCAAAGGGCAAGGGCAAGGGCAAGGTTTCAGGCAAGGGCAAGAAGCTCCCTAAGGGTGGAAAGACCCTTCGTGGAACTAACAAGTCCGGACAAAGGACTGCCGCTCAGCGTGGCTAAGACAGCCGCCTGGACCCGCAAGGAGGGCAAGAACCCTGCTGGCGGTCTGAATGCTAAGGGGCGTGCCAGCTATAAGGGCGGCACGCTCAAAGCCCCTGTTAAGTCAGGGGATAATCCGCGTCGGGCTTCGTTCCTGGCTCGCATGGGTAACATGCCCGGGCCGGAGCGGGACTCAAAGGGACGGCCCACGCGGTTGCTACTCTCGCTCCAGGCTTGGGGCGCTAGCAGCAAAGCAGATGCTAAAGCCAAGGCTAAGGCTATCAGCTCAAGGAATAAGGGAGGAAAGCGTGCCAGCTAAGCGTCTAACCGTTGCCGAAAAATACCAGCAATTAAAAGCACAGACTGAACGTGCTGGTATGACAGTCAAGGAAAAGAACGGTAAGATTGTCGTGTCTAGAAAGAAGGCGGACAAGTAATGCCAGCAAAGCAAGGACTCTACGCCAACATCAACGCCAAGAAGAAACGCATTGCTGCCGGTTCTGGCGAGAAGATGCGCAAGCCTGGAAGCAAGGGCGCTCCTTCAGCTAGGGACTTTAAGGAATCAGCGAAAACAGCAAAGAAGAAGAAATGAATCTTACTACTGAGATTGCTCAAGATCTAGCCAGAGGCAGAACCGACATCGGTTTCTTCGCCTCTCGTTGGCTTGGGATCAATCTCAACCCTGGTCAGCTTGCTTGGCTCCAGGGGATGTCAGCCAGGGATGAGACGGGGTACAGGCCCAAGTACCTTACCACCGTCTGCTCCGCTGGCAACCGTGCGGGTAAGACGCTTGGAATGGCTGTAGGCATCCTGCACTCAGCCACATACAAGCTAGGGCTTCGCCCCTCGGAGTTGAACAATCAGGCCGACGCGGAGCGTTGGACTACGGAGCCCTATGAGTGGTACCACATCGGCATCCAGCAGGAGACTGCTGAGTTGGTGCATCGTGAGCTTTCTATGATTTTTCAAAGCTCGCACCCAGCCCAACGCGGTAGGGGATGTCCGATTATTAAGGAGATAGGTCCAGTATACATCTTTGACAAGAAGTACCGTGGAGAGTACCTGTGGATCAAGATCCATCCTGTATTCGGTGGAGCTAACATCCACTTCCGCACAACCCAGGACAAGGCTAAGGCACTGCTTGGAAAGGACATGAACGGTATCTCATTTGACGAAGCCGCGTTTGAGCCTCACCTTCTGATGATCTATCAGGAGGTTCTCAACCTGCGCCGTCTATCCACCGGTGGCCAACTGCACTTCATCGGCACACCTACAGAAGGTATCAACGATTACTCTGACCTGTGGGAGCTTGGCAACCCAAAGAATCCCAATAAGGATGACCAATTCATGAGCTTCCGGCTGTCAACCAGGGACAACGTTGGCTTCGGTCTAAACGAGTACACCTTTGACTCTATCGTCCGGCAGCAGGCTGAGTACCTTGTGCCACAGAACATCGATGGCTTCTTTATCGAGGCTCGGGACGCATACTTCAACGCAGAGATGGTTGACGGTTGTTTCATTGAATTTGAAGACGAGCAGCCACCTACGGCCAAGCGACGATACGCTCAGGGCGTTGATCCAGGGATTTCATCCGACGCAACATGGGCAGTTACCATTGACTATACAGAACGAAGTATGATGGTAGGGGTTCGATGCCGACGAAAGATCGGGAAGCAGACCATCCCATCAATCATCAACATGGTACGAGAAGGACACCTGCTATACACTCAAGACGGAGCTGCCTGCACTACCATTGTCGACTCTACAGGGTTTGGTGGAAAGCTTTTCCGCCAGGAGTTTAGCATTATTAAGCCACTCCGAGACTATGACTTCGGTGGGACCAAGGCCAAGAAGCTAGAACTACTTGGCGATCTTAAGGCAGTAATCGACCGTGGCCAGCTCAAGCTTCCACGGAGCGGAGTGTGGATGGAGCTTCGGCGCCAGCTACTAGGGTACAAGCTTGCTGACAAGAATCTTTCAACAGACGCCGTGATGGCACTTGCCCTCTCGGTCAGGCACGCTACGCGCAATCCTTCCAACCCGGTTGAGAAGCCTGTGTTTAGCTACTTTGGGGAGTATGCATAATGGCAAAAGGTAAAGGCCTAAGGAAGCTACCAGGTTCTTTCGTAAATGGAAAGCCACAGCCGTCTCTGTATACCACAGATGACACTTTGGCAACTCCTGAGCAGCTTCGCAATATCAAGAAGCACAACACAGAAGCTAGGGCCTCGGTAAGGGGGTCAAAGCCCAAGATCAATGTCCCTGGTGGATTTGTAAAAACTGAAATCCAGGAAGGTAATACGGATTCTCCAGATTATTCAATTGGCGCTATTAAGGCTGCGGTCGGTAGGGCTCGAAAAGAAATTCGCGGAGAAAAAGTAGATATTGAGGTTAAGGGCGGATCTCTAAAAACTGTTCTTGAGCCAGCCAAGGTAAAGGTAAGGAAGTCAGAACCTCTTAGAAGCGCAGTTGCAAATCGAAATGCAACCAAGGCTGGCAAGGGGAAGACAATCCCAGGCATGATTGTTTCGGGCGGAAAGATTGCCAGCAAAAAGATTGTTGCCGACTACTCCAAGATGTCGAACCTCACTGATGCCCAGAAGAAGGCACTCAGCATGGAGAAGCAGCGCCTCAATGCCATTGGCGAGGTAGCCGAGGAGAACGAGTACTTCGGTATTATCGGTGATGCCATTGTAAAGAAGCAGATGGTTGAGCCTGAGCAGAACCGGATGCGTGCACTCTACCGACGATACGACCACTACTTCCACCCACAGACATTCACTCTTGGCGGTGCGGATCACTGGGCGGAAGACCCAAGCGCACGCCTATCCGGACGCTCGCATGTATCGGTAAACGTACACTCATCTTACGTTCAGATCCCGGCATCTCTGCAAGCAGTGTCTCCAGTGGTTAACTATGTCCCTACCGGTCCGACGACTACAGAGCGAAACCAGGCCTCACGACGTGAGCGACTGTTCTACGCTTGGTGGGATGCTAACGACTTTGACCTTCGCCTAGAAGAGGCATGCTTGCTCAAGTCGCTATACGGCACTACTGCCGCAAAGGTGTTCTGGAACCCAGTTACCAAAGTTCCTTCTGTACAGATCGTTGACACACCAGAAAACCTATACCTTGGCTACGGCACATCTGACTATAGCCGAATCGATTGGGCACTCTACAGCTACGGAATTTCTCCACAGGCGGCTATCGAGGACTACGGGATCAACGTTATCCCGGTGAACGATGGAAGCAAGTGGTACCCATACACTTCTGCTAGCACGCACGATGACCCGATCGCCAGCATCTACCTGAACAGCTACCACCGAGATCCTATCCGGTATCAGACAGCGTATGACCAGATGAAGATCGAGGTAATGGACTACTGGTACAAGCACCCAACTCAGCCAGGGAAGCCACCGCTTGTCTGCAACGCAGTCATCGTTGGGAACACTGTGGTAAAGAAGACTGAGCATCCAGAGATGGAAGGCGTCATCCCTTATATCATTCTACGCAACAGCATGATTCCTGGCAGCCCTTACGGCAAGCCAGAGCTATACGACATTGAGCAGTTGCTCCGTGAAAAGGACGAGAAGATTACCGCCCAGGCACAAATGATTCACTCTGTTGTCGGAGGACAGATGTGGCAGCTGGTGGGATCGGAAGCTCCGGATGAGGTTCCTGCCAACGCTATCCCAAAGCCAAACCAGGTCGCTACCCCTGGTGCGGGCAACCGAATCGAATCCATTAGCCCGTTCATTCCGCAGTTCCAGGTGGAAGACTACAACAAGCGTATCGACCGTGAGCTAGCCGTGGTGTCAGGACTTAACGACCTGCTACTTGGTCTTGCCCCATCGAGCGTTCTTGGGTCAAGTAGAGCTATAGCACAGCTCATGGCAAACTACGAAGCACGCATCAGCCCTAAGCGAAAGCTTCTCTACTCCTGGGTTCAGAATGTCTGGGAAGTATGCGCACGAATCTGGTCGAACAAGGACCGTGGCGTAGACAACGTCATCGATGGTGAATATACGATTGCAATTACACCGCCTGAGCTTACACCTCGAGACACTATCGAGCTTGCACAGACTGCAATCAACCTAGTCCAGAACCGACTCTGGTCATCTGAGCGTGCGATGGATCGCATGGGCGTTACAGACCCAGAAGGAGAGAAGGATCTTATTCGAGACGAGCAGACGGATGCAACACTCAACCCTGCAGCGGTGCAGACGATGGGTGCACTCATCCAGATGTTCTCACAGATTCAACAGCAGCCTCCGGCAGCAGCTCAGCAGATGGCCCAGCAGGGACAGGCTAGCGCAATGGAAGCAATGGCAAGTCTCAACCCACCTCAGGGTGGCCTAGAGATGTTGAACTCACCTTCGGAGGGAGCAGTCCCGCCGCAGGAGTCCCTGCCGCAGAACGCGCAGGGTGGTGGAGCTGATCTAATGGCAATGCTGCAAGCAGCACAAGGCGGTGTACCGCAACAGGAAGGTGAATAAAGATGGCACGACGAGGTAGGTTCGGTCGATCTGGAACCAGCCAGAATCTGACCATGCTTGTTTATCAGATCATGAAGCAGCAGATGCAGGATGAGCTTGACTCTATCCTAACTTCATACAATACTAACATGGAGGCTGGCACGTACCAGTCTCAGTTTAATGGCCAGAACGTTGACGGCGAGTTTGTCATCTCGTACTACGAGTCTATGCTTGCTGGTTTCCCGCCAGGGTCCACCGAGTACGAGACCGTCAGCTCAAAGCTTGAGCAGTTCCGGCAGCGATACCAGTCAGACATCGAGCGCCTTGTTATTGATTCAATGAACAACGGCACTAAAATTGACTTCGGCCTGTTGGGGTCTGGATTCCAAAACAAGGGAATTTCAGAGGTTGAGCTAGTAGACGTTCGTGGGTGGGCAGATGAACGCATTGCCCAGCTAAAAGCAGACGGCAACGATACTGCTGCCGACAAGCTATCCGGCGCAGTATACGTAGCAGGGTTCAACGTAGAGCACGACGGAAAGATTGCTGCTGTCGACCGTGGCGAGATGAGCTATGGGGCGTACGCTAAGTGGCTTAAGGGCCAGCTTGGAGATGCCCTTGGGTCAGGACTAACAAAGAGCAGTGACGCATACCGTGGAATCCTCAAGGCCCACGCCAACGCAGTAAAGCAGGCTAAAGCTGAGGGTGAGTCCAGCGCTCGTGACCGAGTAGATAAAGAAATGAGAAGCGACGTTGCCCCAGTTGAGGCTGCTGCCAAAGCCCTGATTGACAAGTATATCAACAGCGCCGACCCAGTTATGGCCCAGTCGATCTACGATACTCTCTCGCAAACTCCCCAGGGAAGCATGAGTCCATATTTTGACGCCCTTCAGACCCTTGCCCAGCTTAAGCAGGGTGGAGACCAGACATACAATGCTATCATGAATGCTTCAGGTGTCGATCAAGCCGCAGATCTGTTTGCACAATCTGTTTCAGAATATACAGACCAGCTTGACAACATGCTAGATGGCGGGCTAAAGGGTCTCTCAGAAGCTGACGCCTCAAAGATGCGATCTGAGCTTGCGGCACGTATTGCCACACAGCAAGGGTTTATTTCCAACAGCGGAGTAGAGTTCTTTACAGGTATGGGCAAGACAACCATTTCCGCCTTCCGAAGGAACCTTCAGGCTGCTGGGGTCTCGTTCTCGCCTGACCTGTCTCAGGGAACTGACGCCGGAGTTGGAGGACATCCAACCGCAGTTCTTGGTGTGTTCAAGGGTTTGTCTGAGGACCTTAAAGCAATGGGAGGAGACAAAGCCTACCCATGGCTAACAGCTCTAGCAAACGGATACATCCCAACAGACCTTGATCCGGAAGAGCTCAGCCGTCTCGACTCGAGTAAAGATGGCAGAGTAACAGTTGAAGAAATTCAGGCGGCAGCAGACTCAGGTAACTTTACTGAAGGTACAATTAATGCAATTACGTCTGGGATTATAGCTACATCAGGATCTCTTGATATTCCAGCAAGTAGGATTACACCTGAGTCACTCATTAAGCTTTGGCTTGATAGCGCATATGTTGAAAGAGATTTAAAGTCAGGGAAAAGAATTGCAGTTATTAATGAGGCTGGAGTCGTAAGCACAACTGAGCAGTACAACGTCAACAAAACAAATTCGCTTCCATTTATTATGGGTGAATACGGGCTTGTATACTCTCTTCCAGTAAGCATGACAGAAAAAGGTGAAGGAGAGGCACTTGGCCCTATTGATAAAGGCAAGCTTGGCGGATTTGACGTAACGGTCCATAGGTACCCAGGACTTGGAGCTTCTGCAACTAACATTGGAGTAAACGATGCAATGGTCAGGATTAGCGGACCACTTAGCAATGCAGACGGCCAGTCGTCTCAGGGAACTCTCGTTGTTCCGTTTGATACATACAGGAAGGTTCTTCAATACATTAATCTAGAAGTGGAATCAGGAAGTTTCTTTAGTCCAACTGCTGGCGGCCGTCCAAGCATCAATGTATCGTTTGACGGGCAGACAATGTCCGGAAATGAACTACAAAGCTTCATGAAAGATGTATTCACCAATCCGGGATCAACAAACTATATCGCCAACCTCAAGTGGAATACTGGACCTAATGCAGGTCAGCCAGTTGCGCCAGAAGCTTCAGGAAAAGACTATAGGTTCAACGGATTTATCAATCCAGAACTTGATACAAATTCATACATCAATGGACTTTTCTCTGGCGGTAGAGACTCAATCCTTGACAAAGTAAGGGGGAAGCTAGCGTCTGATGCCCCTGGTATCCCTGTGTCTAGGGAAAACATTATAGCTACAATTGTAAATGATATCAAAGGTCTTGGTGGTAGAGTCCAAGACGATACAGTAAGGACATTTGTTGTAAACTCAAAAGCATTCCAAGACAAGATGGCATCTTTGTTCCCAGAGTTTAAGGCTACTCCGGATCAGTTCCAAACCGCACCATACGGTTACGGTTCAATCCCTGTTTCGACGACATCGCCAAAGCCTGTCGATCCGTCTGGTCCATATCAAAACACTTACATGCAAAACCAGACCGGTCAGAACTTCCTGGATGGTGCGTTTAGGAACGCCCCCATGATGGGGGTTGGGGCAGCTCAGCGCACACCTCAGCCAGGTGTTACTGCTACTAAGCCGGATAGCGTACCAACGATCAAGCCATTCAAGCCAACATCGTACACTCCGCCAAAGCCGTACACCCCGCCGACAACTACAACAGCAAAGCCAAAGGTAACCCAGGCCGGGGTAACTGGAGCAACACCAGGAGTAAACTCAGGTTATACACGAGGAGCTAGCTAATGCCGCTTATCTATAGCAGCTCTACTCCTCCGGAGATTCCAAAGCCGGAAGAACTAAAGGCCAAGGACATGGGGATCAACCTTGATATTGGTGGCAAGTACACAATCAAGGATCTTACTCCTGCAGAGAAAATGTCAAAGAGCTTTGGCGGGGCTTATGAAGAGACGTCTGGCCGTCAGCTAGAAGTTGAAACAAAAATCCCGGTCATTAGTGATGTAGTCGACTTTATTGGAGACTCTCCAATTGGATGGGGTATTGGTCGAGTATTCGACGTACTCAACCTACCAAGCTCCGTCGTGCAAAACCTGTATGCCAACCTTCGCATCAGGATGTTCGACCAGAAGGATCTCCCAGACGATGTCAGGGGAATGCTTGCAGCCGGGAAGCCAATCGACCAAATCGCTGACTATCTCGTTCGCACAAATCGATCGTTTACAAACGACAACATGCAGAACCTCTTGTTCACCCTGTTGCTAGACCCACTGAACTACACGCCACTTGCCTTTAGCAAGGTCGGCGCACTCAAGCCTCTGACCACTGTGGCTGGCGGAATCGCTGGCGGTGCGGTCGGAGGGGCTGCCGTAGCCGGTCCAGTCGGCATGCTTGGAGGGGCTGCCCTGGGTGCCTTTGGCGGATACAAGGGCGCTAAGGCGCTCCAGGGTGCCGCTACGGCCGCAGAGAAGGCAGGGGACCTAACCGCTGCCACACGCCTGATCCAGGCCCTAGACAAGCCTCGTGGCCTTAACCTTACCCAGCGGCTGCGCGAGGGCGCTAGCATGGCAGACAACATCGCTGCCCAGAATAAGTTTATTGACGAAGCAGCAGAGAAACTTAAGACCGTTGCTCCTGGATCTGAAGAGGCTATGGAGCTTACGCGACGCATTGACCGTGCCAAGACTGCGGTGGCGTCGTTTGAGAAAGCAGGTGCTACTGCCAACGCAATCAACAACAAGTTTGGTATCGGCCTGTACAAGGGCCTCATCGGCTCCAAGAACACAGCATCTGCAGGGCTCCGTGGATTTGCCGGCGCAATGATGATTCCAGCTACGCAGGCAGTTGGCAAGGCGTACGGTGGCCGACGTGCAAACGAAACCATCGACAAGTTTTCTGCTATCTTCGGAGACAAGTCAGATGCTGTCATCGAACAGTTTGGTCAGGGAATGGCACACCCAATCCTAATCGCAATTGGCAAGTCGCTAATCGGGCCAGAAGCCTCTCAGGCAAAGGTGTTTGCAGAGAATACCGCACAAGTATATTACAAGTCCAAGGAAGAGCTTGACTCTCTCCGCGCTCTAGAAGGAGCAACTGCAGAGCAGAAGGTAGACGACATCGTCGGAATGATGCTCAAGAAAGCTGAGGCAGAGCCTGGAGGGGCAGTGTCTGTCCTCGACACTAATGATCCGGTTGAGCTAGCTGAGCGCGTAAAGATCCTAATGAACGTGAGCGATATCGAACGTGCTGCATCCGGACGTGGAGCCTTGGCTGCGATTGGCAGGCTCGAAGGCCGCATCTCAGACCGATACGTTGGAGCAAAACTTGAGCGCATGTTCAAGGCAGAAGGCGGTGTTGAGAAGGCGCTTGCCGACCAGATCCGAGAGATGGGACCTCAGCGAGTTGCTCAAAAGGGAGTGGAGGAAATCCAGAGGCTCCAGATCGAGGCCATCTACAGCGTCCGAAACAAGCAGGTAGCACAGACAGAGTTCATTGCTGCTGCCAAGCAGGTCGCTGCTACTAACGACAAGGTATGGAGCCCGGGCATGGAACAGGCCGCCAAGGCTGCGTTTGACGACATGTTTGGAAAGTACTACGACGAGGCAGGAAACGCTATTAGGACACAGGGAATGGCTGCTACGTTGACCGGAACAGGGAAGTTGTTTAGCAAGGAAGCAATCGCAGAAGCTGCTGAGAGAATGGCGCTCATTAAGGCGGGTAGCTTCTCGTCTGCAAACCAGACTGCTGTAAAGATCAACCAGTCCATGGACAACCTTATCGCCATGGCGTCAGCTACTGAAGGTCCTCTGCTTGCACAGAGGAGCGCAATCGTAGAGCGTCTTGGGCAGGAGAGCTTTGACGCAATCGTCAAGCAGGCCAAGGCTCTTGGGAAGGTCACCGTAGTTAAGAGTGGGTACATGTTCCACAACTCAGTCGTTGCTGCTCGAAACGTTATGACAATAATCGAGAATCTTGTCCAGGAGGGAAAGGCGGCACAAGGTGCAGCGCTTGACACCGAGGCTAAGGTCGTGCTTGGCAAACCGTTGATTGGAGAGTATGTCGGCGGCGCCGAGCAGGTCACGCAGGTAAACATCCAGATCAAACGACTGATGGCAAACGCTAGGATGAGCGGGGACGTCGACGAGTACGCCGTTCTCAAGAAGCTGTCCAAGGAGATCGGAAAGTCTAAGAACCTGGCGGAGGCACGACGTGCTTGGACCAGTGTGGCGATTGGTCACTTCGATGATTTGCGAACGCAGTTCCGTGACGACACGGTCCCTGAAAAGCTAGCAAACTTCCTTGATAGCGTAATCAATAACAGGCAAACTCTTCACGCACTGACAGGCAAGCAGATCTCACAGCTTAAGGAGATCGCAAAGCAGGCCGGTATTGATACTCGAGTTATCGACAATATGTCCGACCTATCGTACACTGTTGTTCGAGCACCAGAACGAGGGGCAATGCGCAGCCAGCGGGTAATGGAGACAGCATCTGAAGGAGGACGAAAGTTCGAGGTCGAGAGCCGACTCACTCCATTCATTGACCTTACCAGTTCAAGGCTGTCCGACGTTGCATACATCCCTAGGTACAGCGCGAACCGACTGCAGGAACTCATGTCAGGGATCTTTGCTCCTATTGGTAGTGGAGCTGTAGCTAACTCAGTCAAGAAGCGCCTTGCTGCATACATGGCGCGAGGTGGAGCTACAATCGGTCACATCGACCGAGTTATGGACGAGCTAGTAATGGAAGCCATGAAGGTAGGGACTGGCGCCAGAGGACTAGAGCGCCCTGTGGTAGAGGCTGCATTCCAAAAGGCATTCAACATGGCTGACTCTAACGGTGGCTACGAAAGGTTCTCCGAAGCTTGGAAGGCAAACACACTGAAGAAGGAAGAGGACTTTGATCCGATCAAGGCAGTAATGTATGCATTCCAAGGGGACGCCAGCGTGATTGGTTTGACCCAGTACTTTACCGGTGGAATGAAGCGCTGGCTGCCGGCCATTACAGCTATCACTGACAGGATGTACCCACAACTTCGATTCAAGAACAACCCAATGTTCTGGGTCCAGGAGTACTTTGAGTCTCCATTCCTAAACACAGCACGTGGCGTGGATAAGTCTCGTATGCTGGCACACACCAAGCGAGGCGAGCTTCTAGAGGTTTCTGCCGGCGAGGTACGAGACCTTGCAAAAGTCGGGCCTGAGATGCACTCAATTGTGGATAACGTGAACTTTGTGCAAACCATGCGCGGAGACGCAGTCCGTCGGGCTACTACGGGAGACTGGTCTGTTGGAGGGTTGATAAAAGAATCTGTCATGGGTCGGTCGGGCGAGTACCTTAAAGATATGAAGGAGTCCTACAAGGACGACCTGGCCATGGACATTGCATCTAAGAACTTTGGTGACACGTTGCGCGAGCGAGACCCGCAGCTTTGGGCCTCCCTCGTTGAGCACTACGGTACCTCCGACTCAAGGGCTCTATTCATCAACTTTGTAAACGAGAGGCGAAAGCTTGGAAACTATGACCGAGTCATGTCTAGTGTCGAGGCAAACCGCCCTGCCGGATTTGGTATCATGAGCCTGCCAGACAAGAAGTTTGATATCATGTCTGAAGAGACGACTCGTCTGTTCGGCTCGTTCTCCGGCGTCAACCTAGGAAAGATCGACGAGCACCTGCGTAATCCACAGGCTCTTGTGGACAACATCATCTTGGCTAAGGCCAACATGGCTGACTCAGGGTACGACATGGGCACTATCGGACGAGAGCTAGAAGCCCTTGAGGCAGAAGCACGTATCATGGCTGACTATGTTAGGAAGAACCCTGCCATTGGCAGCATCGATGCGGCAGACGAGGCAATGGCGCCGATGGTCGCACGATACAAGGAGACGCTAAACAACACACGACGTTCATTCAATCGTCTGACCAAGGAGAGGATGAAGGCCAACTACCGCTACGTTGCGGCTCAGCAAATCCTCCTACAGGCTGGCTTCCGAGAAGGAGCAGGACTTAGTTTCGAGGGAGACCGCATTGCGCAGGCTCTTTCCCTTGGCCATAGCTACGGGGCCGACATTGGTGACGTTGCTAGCATGCTACAGAAAATGGTCGATGAGGTGGCCGGCGAATTCCCTGACGCCTACATCATCAGCGAGCAGTTCGACGAAGCAGTTGGACTCGCTCGACCAATCGGAATGGAGACCACTAAGATCGAGACGGTAGAAGACCTGGCCAAGGCTAGCTACGTTGGCGAAGGCGCCTTGCCGCGCAAGATGGTTGAGTCCCTGCGATCTAAGGTACAAGAGCAGATTGCAACTGACCCACAGGTTATCGAGGCGTTTGACGACGCAGCTGTGCGCCTGATCACAGAGCACGGCTCTGAGGAGCGTGTGTACCGAGCGTTCCAGGAAGCATACTCCGTGGCACTGAAGCAAGCACAAATTACTACGTACGCCAACCTTGAGCGATCGCTGTTCGAGCGGACGATCAATCATCCGTTCTTTGGGTTCTACCCATACAGCTACATGTTCAAGAAGATCCTACCGGAAATGGTTGAGCTCCTGTTCAAGCGCCCATTCGGAGCTATGGCACCTGGCGCTGGGTACCAGGCGTATCAGCACGTACGAGACTACGTCGAGCACCAGGTAGAGACGGACTACTTTTTCCGAAAGACCTTGCAGGACAACAACGAAGTTTCCTTCCTGGTCTCACAGCTATTCCCAGGATTGCCCTGGGACATTGCAGCAGTTCCTCCTGCATACTTGAGGAACATTGTTCTGAGCACCGTTGGTGGCAGGGACAAGGAGTACAACCTCCTTGAGGACCTGATTGGACGCGATGTAGTCAACCGAGGCGCACGCTTCGGTCTGCCAAACACCATTTCCAACACTGCCGGTGCAGCCAACCAGCTCATCACGGAGCTGAGTGGTGGGAATAAGCCGAAGCCGGCTGTAGCCCCTGGATATAAGGGTCTACCCGACTTTGACATAGGAGGTTAAAACGTGGAAGAAGTCGTGAATCAACCCGTCCCAGAGTCGCAGGAAGCTGTCACTCAGGACGATAACGATATCACCACTTGGAAGAAGCGTCTAGCTGGCAAAGACCAAGCTCTGACATCTACCAAGAAGCAGTTGGATGAGCTTAAGTCGGAGTATGAAAAGGTGCAAACCTGGAAGCTCCAAATGGAAGAGGCCAGCCTAACTGAGTTCGAACGCGCTCAACGAAAGATTGAGACGTTGGAAAAGGAACTACGCGCTACCAAGGAGGCTGAGACTAAAGCTCGGCTTGCACAGGAGTACCCGACGTATGTTCAGTGGCAAGAGAAAGTCGCAACGCTCACCGATGAGGACCGAGCACGCGAGTTTGAGGCGCTGATCAAGACCGGTGGTAAGCCTGCCGACGAGTCCGTAGATCCTAATAAGCCTGCCAAGGCCACACCGGTTGCGGCAGGGAAAAGAAATGCTTCAGAGATTGTTAAGGACATCGCTGCCCTTGGCAATCCTTGGGGCGAATAACCAAAGGAGTTTATAGATGGCTACGCAGACGCGTGCGCTGCTCGATACGAACAGCTCAAACGCTTATTCTGCGCTCATCACGGAGCTCGTGGCTTCGCAGGCTCAAGAGAACCTGCGCAACCGACTGGTTCACGCAATGCCGGGTAACTACACGGCAGGACGTTTCCAGAAGGGCAGCAACGAGATTCGCTATGCGCGCTACCCAGACCTCACGCCTCTTGGTGTGAGCGACACCCTTACCGAGGCTGGCGCCCCGGCTGAGTATGACCTCACGGTCACGACTGAGTCCTTCGTGCCTAAGCAGTACGGTAAGGTTCTCAAGATTTCAGACCTTGCGCAGCTCGACAGCCCGCACGATCTGATCTCGATTGCTTCCGAGCGACTTGCTCGCGCAGCAACCGAGTCGATGGATACCATCATTCGTGACGTCGTGGCCCAGGGCACCAACGTTATGTATGGTGGTGACGCTGCTAACCGAGCTGCACTCGGCGGCAACGCCAACAGCGACGTCCTTACTGGTCTAACGATCAAGAAGGCTGTTGCAAAGCTCAAGGCAGCAAACGTTCCAACGTTCGCTGACGGATTCTATCGCGCAATCATCCATCCTTCGGTCGAGTTCGACCTATTGACGGATAC